ATTTAAATTAGTTACTGGTAAAACTCCATTATTTTGTGTCCAGGTTAAAACATTGGATGAAGCTGCAATAAATTCTTGATTGAATATTGATACGGCAGAGCCATTTACTGTAACATTATTTATTGTTTCTGTGACATTATTATTTACTACACCGCCACTGCCTGCATTGTTTGCAACGTCGGCAAAGTCGCGAGGTTTAGATAATACTGTTCTTTCTGTATAGTTAGGCATCCAATTCTATTTTAAAGTAATCACCTTGCCAAATCTCTGTTTTTAAATCAAAACTACCTCTTTCGAAAACGTAATATCCGGATGAATATTCTATGACCTTGTGAGGAAGGTAAGGATTGTCAACTGATAAATTTTGGAATGGCATATCAACCATGCGTAGCTTTGGTGTGAGCTGTCCGCGTATAATTTCATTTACCAATAATTGACTTACATTTTTAGCAGTACCAGTGTTACCTATTTTCCATGCACTTGATGGAACGTAAATACTTGATGAATTTAATATTCTAAGCCCTCCGGTAGTAGTGGCAGAAGGCCCATCTCCAAGGTAGGTATCAAGATTGCAGACAACAGATGATTTATCATCATTATCACTTGCAAATTCTTTTAAATCTGATTGACCTTGTATAGTACCATCTGGTAGAAATTCTAAATAATTATTAGTCAAATAATATTCAATGACATAATCTGCTTTTATATCTGTGCCACTTTCATCCCTAACTTCTTTAAGACGCATCTCCCAAACATATTCTCCTGTTTCTGGAATAGCTAAAGTGTCAAATGAAATAGTTTTGTTATTAATTTCAGTGCCATCTAAATTTATAATGTCTGTTACAAATTCCCATTCATAAAAGCTACTTTCCCAACTTGCTGCACCTAACTGATAATTAAAACCATTAGTAAAAGTGACTGGTCTTTTTAAATATTTACTTTCTTGTTTAACTTGCAAATTATCAATAACACCAGTAAATTTTAAAGCTGATATAGAATCTAATTTAAAAGCATCTGTATTTGTTGTATAAATTTTATACTCGTAATCCCCTTCAGTAGTTATAGTTTTAGTAACTCCACCAATGCGTAATCTTAATTCACCTTGCTGCAAAGTTCCTACTTTTATAGTAACGTAATAATATCTATTAGAAACAACCGCGCTGCCTGTCCATTCAACTACTCCTGTAACTGTAGTAGCAAATAAACTACCATTTAATATACTCCATCCACTTCCAAGTGTCCAGGTCTGTAATATATTAAAACCCATTAATGGTATGTAATCAATAATAGATGCAACTTTTACAGCATATACAAATATATGAGGCACAAAACCTCCTCCAGTTGACCAAATAGACCTTTGATATAACATTCCTGTATAGCTAAGTTTAGCTTCATTGTTTGTACTATCTAATGTATCTGTTCTAACTATAACAGGATCTGTATTTGTAATGTAGTTATAAACCACACCAGGCATTAAATTCTTTTTAGCATTATGATTATAACGTACTAAAGCATTTTTTAAAGCCGAGTAATAAGTCCATTTCCCACCACTTAATCTCATTAAATCACTACTTCCTAAATTATCTTGTACGTTAGATAAAGTAAAGTCATCAGTAAAAGTGCCAGATGTTTGTACACCTAAAGCACTATATTTAAAATAACGTAATGAAGATGGATTGTTAGCATATTGATTAATCTGAATAAACCAATATTGACTACCGCTAAATATAATTCTTGCTCCCAGTGCTTGACATATCTTTTTAATTACATCATAGCAACTTTGATAAATATAATTTTTCTTAGTATCTATGTGATAAAAAGCCCTGTGTTGTATTGCAGTTTTTAAAGCAAAATCATTATTTGCACTATATGTTAATGTGCTTTCATGCCAGTTAAAAACAGTGTGCAGCACTGGCAAGCTATTTGCTATTAGTTCAGTTTGTACAAAATCTAATTGATTGAGGCAGTTTAAAATATGTTGTACTACTGTGTCTTGCCCATTGTAAGGCCCTACTGCACTTTTATAGTCTAAAGTTTTTAGCCATCCTAATCCATCAATGGCAGTTATTTGAGCAACATAACCAATAGATAATGGCACATCCTCAAATTGCACTAAATCTGTAACTATATAACCATACCAATTAAAAGATACTGTCGTATTATCATCCTCATAAGCAGTTAAATCTATTGTAAACCTCCCTTCAACCGCTAATCCAATATCAAGAAGTAATGTTTGTAAATCGTTATTATTAATTAATAAAGATAAATTTAATGAAGATCCAATAATAGGTGTAAATCTTTCTTGTCCTTGCTGGCTTTCGCTATCGTATTGTAATGACAAAGAAATAGTATCAAAACTATAAGTCATGCCAGAAAAAACATTGTCTTTTATAGCAACATTAATCTTTCTGCCTTTCTCATTATATACAGTAGTTTCAAACCTTACAGCCATTATTGTATTCTACTTAATCCCTTTTGAGATCTGTTTAACAATATAATCAAATCATTTCCGCTTATCCTTGTCTCCAGTGTGCCACCTACGCCCATGTCTCCCATCATTGATTTTAACTTTGACAAAGGAGCAATTACTTCCGGGTCTACACGAGCATTTCTATTATCTCCTACTAATGCCATTGTCGGCCCTGTTGCCAAGCCGCCTTCTGCAAGTGCAGGCATTTTACTTTTAACTAAACTTGACAAAGCTACAAGGGCAATACCACCTGCAATAGCAACCGCAGGATTAATTGGAGGCTTTAATGCTAATTTAATACCAGCAGCAGTTATACCTGTTTGTATAGCTAACTTTCCAAACTGTGCCAAAGCATCAGCCATCGGAGTAATTAAAGCTTTAATACTAAATCCTGCACCAGATAAAGCATTGCCTAACTGCTCCCCAAATCCAATAGCTAAATCGTTTAATGTGCTATCAACTATTGTTTTTAAACCTTCATTTAATCTTGCAAAAGCATCAGCTAAAACATTAACTCTTTCTTCTAATTTAAAAGACGCAGCTTCTGCCTCTGAAAAAGGAGTAGCCATATCTGGAGGATTAGTTTTTAATCTTTCTCCAAAAGCTAAAACATCATTTAAAGAGTTTTTCATTGAAAGCAAAGTCAATTCACCTTCTTTTAAACCTAATTTTTCATTTATTTTAGGTGCAACTTCAGTAAGTACAAACTTGTCTAATTCTTCTTTAGCTTTTGCAATTTCTGTTAATGTTTTAAATTGGTCAAACTTAAATAAACTTTTATCTAATTCAGCTTTCTTATTATTGGTGGTTGTAGATTGTGTTTTAAGTTGAGCTTCTAATGCTTTAATTTTAGCATTTAATGCTGCAACTTCTGGAGATACAGTTGTTGTCTTTTTTGTATCATCTCCCCAACTACCACCTGCTCCGCTCGGTTTACCAGCAGAACCACCACCAAAACCCATATTAATTTTTGGTTCAACTTTCTGTTTGTTTATAAGTTTTAAAGTTTCTAATAAACCTACAGCTCCATCATAAACAAAATTTATAAATTTTAAAACCGCATTTATTTGAGAAAGAACGACCTCAAAAGTAAATACTGCTATTTTTCCAAATACAAATAATAGTAAATCAAATAACGGTTGTAGTTTAGAAAGCAATTCTAATGTTTTACTAAACGCTTTTTTAATTCTGTCAAAAGATTCTGACAATAATTTTCCTGTTTTTGATAAACTTTTTTGACCTTCATCAGTAGTTGCGTAATATGCAACAAGCGCACCTATCGCAGCAACAAGTAAAAATGTACCGCCAGATAAAATAGTAAATGTTCCTATTAATATTTTTGTTAAGCCAATTATACTTGAAATAGATGTTGCAAATTGACCAATGATTAATATTACAGGCCCTATGGCTGCAACAATTAATCCAAATTTTACTATATTCTCCTGTTGTTGCGGTGTTAAAGCTTTAAATTTATCCACTAACATTTGTATCTTTTCAGATACTTTTATAAATACTTCTTCTAATCTTAATGACTCATTAATAGTTTTACCAAGTTCAGCTAACGATGCCGTTACATTGTCTTTTAAATTATCAAAGGCATTTCCAAGACCTCCCTTTGCTCTTTCTAAAGTAGATAAAGCCTCTACAGTTTGCTTAGAAAAATTTACAGCAGATATTCCTGTTGCATTTATTCCTTCTGCCGTAGATGCTCCAAATGTTTCTTGTAATAATGTAGTAAAGCCTGGTAATCTTTCAGCAATTTGATTAAGTGATTCTTGTGTTATTTTACCAGTAGATTGTATTTTAGAAAAAGCAAAGATTAATTCATCAAAAACTACTGCTCCTTTGCCTGCTCTGGCAGTAGCGTTACCAAACTGCAATATAGTTTCTCGCGCTGCGTCTGCACTTAAACCAACAGCTTGTAATGTAGATGATGCTTGAACAACTTGTGGCAATGCAAGACCAGGATTTTCAGCAGTTTTTCTTAATTTTTGTAATTCTACTTCAGCTGCTTTACTACTTCCCATTATTGCAGTTAATCCTAATTCCAGCCTTTCCATGTCGGCAAAGGATTTTAAAGCTGCTCCTCCAAGTGCAATAATAGGCAAGGTAAGTGACTCTGATAATGTAGTACCTACATTTTGCATCTTACTGCCAAACCTTGACATACTACGCTCAACCTTGCCAAGTTCTTTTTCAAGATTACTTACATCAATGCCAAGTTTTAAATTCAGTTTACCTAATGCCATTATTTACTCTTTATCCCATTTGTCAAAAATTGACTTGTCAACTTCTGTCAAACTTCTTTTAGTTGGTTTTGGATTATCATTCTCCCAAGGAAATTCTATTAAATCTTTAGGCTTAATCGACTTGCCTTTTGCCGTATGAACATTTAATAAAAGTGTAGTTTGCCACCTGGCTCTTTCCCACTCAAATTGCTGCTCTATTTCAAATTGGTTATTATAACCTTGCATAGCTATAATAACCTCTCTCAATGTCATTTCATAGTATTGCGGAGGATGGAATCTAAGGACTCCAAAACAAAATCTTTCGATGTAATCAAGTGTTAACTCACCTCCTCCGCTATCTCGTTTTTTCTTTCTGGATCTTCTGGTACTGAAATCTCATTTGTTATCAGCTCCGTTATCCTGTTTATTCCTCCTTTGTCCAAGTCAACTAAATCGCAAAACTTTTCTAAGGTATATGGACACTTCTCCCCTTTTGCCTTGTAACCTGCCTGTACACCTGCAAAGGCAAGTTCAAGAGCAAATAGGAGGTCTTCGCCAAGGAGGGAGAGGTCACTTAATTTAAGATTCCTCTCCCTTAAAAATGTACCTAAAACGAACATACCAAACTTAACTGGTATGTCCGCATTAGCTATTTTTATTGTTTTCATTTTAGGTAATTTTTAATTTTAAGATTTAACAGTCTTTGTAATAGCACCAGTAACTTCAAAAGAAGCTGAGTAGCTTGTATTTTCTTCTACGGCTGCGTTTAAATCCAATGATGTACAAATGGCTTGCATAGTAAACACATTGTCTCCGCTGACATCTGTAGTAAACTTAATAGTTAGCGCAGTACCACTAATTAAATCGGTAAAGAGATCATCAAACAAGTAGTTGGTAGAAGAATCACCAGGACCGGCATACAGCGCCTCTGTGGAAAGTGTGCCTGATAACTGACCCTTCTTTACTTCTCTCCATCCTCCAGCTGCTGAATCCTTTGTAAGAATTTCACGCATTGCTGCAGAAATGTTCATTTGGCAGGATGTCGCGTAACCGATTGCAGTCGAATCTTTATACAAGCGCATCAACGTACCATTAATTATTCCAGTTGTTGCCATTTTATTATTTTTTAGCTTTTGACAAATCTATATTAACATCAATTTTTTCCAATTCATTCTCATCTTCAAAATACTGCATAGGCATAGGCACAGGAATGTAAATTGGTTGAGGTGCCTCTTGCACTTGTTTCTCCGGCATCTTTTCTACCACAAAGTCATCGTCAAGATGTTCTGCAATGCCATCGGCAACAAGTTGCTCTCCGAAGTCGGAAAGGAATACACCTGTTGCGCCTACTGGCTTGCCGTTCCACGTTTTTATTAATCTTAACTTCATAATTATCGTTTCATTCTTGCCATAAAATCAATACTCACCCAATAAACATTTAAATCAGCATTGTATGCTTGTGAATCAGATGACATATACTTTACTGTCTGCACACTA